AAGATTAATAAAGAATTACTTATTGAGTCGTAGCCTATCATCGGGTCTTTAACCCCTACTGAATACCATACTTGCCAATTAAGAAAAGTGGAAGTAAAGGATTCTTTATTGACAGCTATCTTCCTGCCTAACAAATTTCTTATACCAGAGCCATCATACAAGTAAACACCATTAGCAGACACCCAAGCTATCCCATTGCTTGTTCTAGTTACGCTGTATGGAAAGTTTACACCATAGTATTTAAATGTATCTTCTAGGTACCAGTTATATATACTTGGACTTGATATATTTATTATATGGACTAAATTATTTTTAAAGGCTAGTAGTCTATCAGCGAATGATTCTAATGCTGTATATTCACCGTAGTCACCTTTGGAAACATCTATAAAGTTATGTTCTAGAAATGTATCAAACTTACCTATTTCACTATACATTATTCTATCGGCAAATTTTTCCACTTTCCCAGACTTGCCTTTAGTTCTTACATTGGCTACAAATGTTCTTCTATTAGTTACAATAGATGCTTTATATAATTCACCTATGCCTCCAATAGAAACAAAGTTTACATCTGGACTAAACCCATTAATAGTTTCATATGTGTCTATGTTTGGTTTTAAGCAATTCCCTGTTGCGTCACCAATGACATAAAATCCATCTCCAGCTTCATAAGTCCAACCCACATGGTCTCCATCTAAGGTTGTCCTAACTCCTTTTTCAATATCTATATCAGCTAATAGTATAAGCTCATCACTTGTATCGTGTAGTCTAGTGTATATTCTACCCCCAGTTATTCTTCCGCTATAAGCTAGGTCTGCATATACTGATACTCGTATAGATTGCAAATCATTTACAGTATGTGTAAATGGAGCAATTGTAGCCGCTCCATCCCCCATTCTAACAGGAATAGATTCTTGATTGCCATCATATATAAATGATTGATAAAATTCATACTCTCCAGACTCCCATTGTCCTTCAGAACTTCCTGAGCTTACACCTATATTAAACCCTAAGCCTCTTTCTAGTATGTTTCCAGTATGAGTAGAGTAAGTAGCTGGAGCATCACCAACCAAGGCTCCTCCATACGACCTCAAGTATGTTATAGAACCACCATCAGCTCCTGAGGTTTTAGTACAAAATAAAAATTCGTCTGGCGTTGAGCCACTGTCTGCACCAATACTTATAACCTCACCAATAACAGATTGGTCTAAAACATCAACATCATTTGTATTTTCAAAGTTAAAAGAAGTTGTTGTAAAATCGTGGGCATCATCGAGCCTAAGCTCACTAACAGTATCTTTTTTAGCTATAACAACACCTCTGTTATCAGAGTTTTGATAAAACGCAGTTGCATTATCAGTACCATCATGACTTGTGTGACCATAAGCATATGTAAGTGAATTGGTTGACTTTGGTGGGTCTAGGCTATTAGGATGTTCTTGCCATTCAGAAAATACTAGCCCTACTGACGCAGTCTCTGAGTTAGCACTTGAGAATTGCTGTCTCTCTATGTAGCCAAACCACTTAACTAGGCTAGAGTTTTGTTCATTTGTGTCACAAACTCTTAAGGCTTCATCTGCAAAATGGAATATATATTTAGCATTATTCCCAGATATAGTAGGACTAATAGCTCTTGAAGTCCATCCATTGTCTTTTGTTGTGTAGTCAGTAGTAGCATTCCTAGACCAAATATCAATTCCACCAGCACTATCAACATCACCTAATGCACACATCTTATCACCAAGCCTAGAAATCACCTCTATTTCTGGGTCTCCACCTGAGTTCTCACTAACTATAGGAGTTCCTTTTAGTATGTAATAAACATCACTACCATCTTCC